AGATAATAAAACAACATGGGATAGTATTAAGAAACATGATGGTTCTGTACAACATTTGGAATTCTTGACAGATGAACAGAAAGAAGTTTTTAGAACATTTGCTGAAATTAATCAGTCATCAATTATTAACATGGCTGCGGTTAGACAAGATTACATCGACCAAGCTCAGTCTTTGAATCTTATGGTTTCACCCGACATGCCAACTAAAGATGTAAACAAACTTCTTATTGACGCATGGCAAATGGGAGTTAAAACGTTGTATTACCAACACTCAATGAATTCCGCTCAAGCATTTGCAAGAAAGAAATTAAATTTGAATGATTTAGTTTGTACTTCATGTGAAGGATAAAAGTTGTTTTTAACAAACAAAAAATATAAAAGAGGACTTTGGTCCTCTTTTTTTTATAAATTACTATACTAATATATTTATGGGTAATGGCAGATGGTTTTACATATGGTGTTAATTTTCCCTTTAGAGATAGTCTTCAGGGTAAGTACTTATCTCTATCACAAACAAGTGTTGAGGAGATAAGAACTGATTTACTGCATTTGATTTTAACAAGAAAAGGAAGTAGATATTATTTACCCGATTTTGGTACAAGAATATATGAGTTCATTTTTGAACCAATGGACGGACCAACATTTGAGGCGATTAAATCAGATATTAGAGACGCGGTTGAAAAATACATACCAAACTTAACTATAAAAGACATTAGTTTAACACCATATTTGGATGACCTAGAAGCTCAAGGTGAATTAAATTACGAAAAGTTAGGAGGTACTGTTTATAAAATTCCTGGAAAAGGAACAGAAGAGTATACCGCTAAGTTAAGAATAGATTATTCAGTTGATGATAAGGCATTTGAGTCAAAAGATTTTATAATTATCAATATTTAATAGTATATGGCAAATAGAAAAATATCCTATACGGAAAGAGATTTTGAAGGACTAAGACAAGACCTCATAAATTATACGAGACAATATTATCCTGAACTCATTGACAACTTCAATGACGCATCTGTATTTTCGGTATTTTTAGATTTGAACGCTGCGATTGGTGATAACCTTCACTACCATATGGATAGAAGTATACAGGAAACTGTGTTACAATATGCACAACAACGTTCTTCTGTTTATAATATTGCTAGAACTTACGGATTAAAAATTCCTGGATATAGACCATCTATATCTATGGTTGATTTTTCCATAACTGTACCCGCTTACGGTGATAAGGAAGATGCTCGATATCTTGGTATTCTAAGAGGGGGTTCCCAAGTTGTTGGTGGAGGTCAAACTTTTGAAAATCCATATGACATAGATTTTGCCTCACCTTATGATGCTAATGGATTCCCTAACAGAATTAAAATTCCAAATTTTGATTCTAATAATAGACTTATTAATTACACAATCACAAAAAGAGAAACGGTTGTTAACGGTATAACAAAAGTATTTAAACAAATTATCAACCCAAATGATGTTGTTCCTTTTTATGAAATATTCTTACCTGAAAGAAATGTTTTAGGTATTACATCTGTTATTCAAAAAGATGGTACAAACTATCAAGCAACACCAACATATGGTGAATTTATAAGTTCACCAAATAAGTGGTATGAAGTTGATGCATTGGCCGAGTCAAAAGTTTTTATTGAAGACCCAACAAAACCTGCAGATTCTACGGGAATTAAAGTGGGTAAATGGTTAGAGACAGAAAATAGATTTATAACAGAATATACTCCAGAAGGATTTTTAAAGATGACATTTGGAGGGGCAACAACAACGGCAAATGAACAACTAATACAATTTGCACAAACTGGAGTTCCAATGAGAATACAAGATTATCAAAATAATATTGGATTAGGTCTTACAGTAAAACCAAACACTACTTTGTTTATTCAGTATAGAATTGGTGGAGGTACATCATCTAATATTGGTGTAAATGCTATTAATCAATTAGGTACTGTGAACTTTTCTGTTAATGGTCCATCAGACAATATTAACCAAACAGTGATTAATTCATTAAATGTGAATAATGTGACGGCAGCCATTGGTGGGGCTAATCAACCAACAACAGAAGAAGTTAGAAACATGGTTAGTTTTAACTTTGCATCACAAAAAAGAGCGGTAACCATCAACGATTACCAATCTTTAATTGATATTATGCCTGGTAAATTTGGAGCACCGGCTAAGGTTAGTATAACTGAAGAGGATAATAAAGTACTGGTTAAAATGTTATCATTCAATGCGGATGGACAATTGACTGAAATTGTTTCTAATACATTAAAAACTAACATTGCTACATATCTCTCTAACTATAGAATGATTAATGATTATGTACAAATTAGTAATGCTCAAGTTATAGATTTAGCATTTGATTTATCTGTGGTATTTGATTCAGTACAAAATCAGGGACAAGTTATAACTGAAATTGTTAATCAAATATCTCAATATATGAGCCCAACAACAAGAGGATTAGGTCAAAATTTGAATGTGTCTGATATTAGACGAATCATTCAAGATGTGTCTGGTGTTATTGCACTTTCAGATATTAAAATATACAACAAGACCGGTGGTGAGTATTCTTCATCACAAACCTCACAACGATATTCTGACGCTGCAACAAAACAAATTGAAATTATTGACGATACTATTTTTGCTGAACCTAGTCAGATTTATCAAGTAAGATTCCCAAACAAAGACATCATGATAAGTGCTAAGTCACTTAAAGGTGTTGCATTTTCTTAATATAAGTTTACATACACCAATTAAGTTTTATTTTTAAAATTGGATAAATAACTATTTATCTTAAAAGTAAAATATGCCAAAATCATACAGAATAAGAACACAACCTGGTGTTGATAAAAACATCAGAGTAGAAATAGCACAAGATTTTGATTTTCTTGAAATATTGTCTTTAAAATTAAGACAAGAAGATGTATATACAAGATTTTGTGCCGACTATGGTGTTGTTGTTGGTAGAGTTATAACTAATGGTGGGTATGGAGTACCAAATGCGAGAGTTTCGGTATTTGTTCCATTAGAAGAAATGGATGAGAATGACCCAATAATCTCTACATTATATCCTTATAAAAATTTAGGACAAAAGAATGAGGATGGATATAGATATAATCTTCTTCCATACGAACAAAGTTATCAAGGACACACACCAACAGGTACATTCCCAACTGAAGATGATGTATTGACAAGACAAGAGGTTTTAGAAATTTATGAAAAGTATTATAAGTTTACTGTAAAAACAAATGAGTCTGGTGACTTTATGATTGTTGGTGTTCCTTTGGGGATACAAAAGGTTGTGATGGATTTAGATTTGTCAGATATGGGATGTTTTTCTTTAAGACCGTCAGATTTGATAAGAATGGGATTGGCTAGTGAAACCCAAGTATCAGGACAAAGTTTCAGGTCATCTACGGATTTATCAACCCTACCTCAGATTATCAATGGTATTAAAGACGTTGATGTTGCATCTTTTTGGGGGCAAGAAGACTTATGTAACATTGGAATAACAAGAGTTGATTTTGATTTAAGAGACTATGGTATTGACCTTAAACCTCATAGTGTGTTTATGGGTTCCATATTTTCTACTGACGATGATGATGCAATAAAAGAAAGTTGTTTAATAAAACCGTCTACGGGTAGACTTTGTGATTTAACAGCAGGACCTGGTCAAATTTTGGCAATCAGACAAACTATTAATGTTGAGGAAGATACAGGATATCCAATTCTCGAAGAATACAAATTAGAAAATGGTGGAAACATAATAGACCCTGAGGGTACTTGGTTAATTGAGTTACCTATGAACTTAGATTATGTGGTAACAAATGAATTTGGTGAGCAGGTATTATCAAATGACCCGTCTGTTGGAATTCCTACAAAATCAAAATATAGATTTAAGATAAAATGGCAAAATGAAGGAGGATTAACTAATGAGGTTCAAAGGGCAAATTATTTAGTACCAAATATTAAAGAATATACAGGAACTGATGTTGACACAAATGCCTCTTATGCTTTCTCAGTAGATTGGAATGATTATGGGGATAAAATAATTGGTAGTGATAATTTATCTACTTTAGGTCTGCAAATGGTACAAGAGGCTATAGATTGTAAAGACCGTTTTTATGAATTTAATTATAATAAAGTATATACAATCTCATCACATATAGACCGTTTTAAACATGGATTTGGAGATAGGAGACATTTAGGTATTAAGGCTATTGATGATACATTATGTAAACACACTATAAATAAATTTCCTGTTAATGATGGGGAACAAAATCCTGCGAACATGCTTTCGTTGGATTATGGATTAATGTTCCTTAAAATAAGTTTTTTACCAATATTAACTGTTATTCATGTTATCTTTTTAATAATTAGTATTTTTATATCCATAATAAATTTAGTTTTATGGCTTGTCAGACTTTTTGGTGGAGATGGTCCTGCTCTTGAACCTATAGCATTACCTAGAATGAATCTACCTATGTTATCATATCCTGATTGTGAAAATTGTAATTGTAGTCAGGAATATAATGTTTCTAGCGGTAGTGAATATACTCTTGGTGCTAATCAGTCAGTATTAGCGAATGTCAATGATAGAGGATATTTTAGTAATTTTACACCTGAAGGTCCATCAGAAGAAACAACTAAAAAGTTAAGGTGGTTATTAGCTGGTAACGAATCAGGTAATTTACAAAGAGTTCCATTTTATGATGAAGGTTCTGGTGATTGGGGGGTTTCTGAAGGACCCACATTAGCACAAAAAATAAACTTAGCCAACCAAAGAAGTCGTTATTTCTCATCAACAAATCCAAATTTGATAAAAACAACGGTTAGAAATACTCATCCTGTGACTAACAATGTGATGTTTTCAGACCCTATGTATGATAATGTAATGATATTATTATGTGACCCTGGTACTTTACAATCTTTTGGTCCTGGTAGTTTAATTACCTTTAGTAATCTTGATAATATAAACGACCCTAATTTAACAGGCGCAACAACAAATCAATTTGGATTTGATTCAATTACGGGGACATCTCTTTCAAATAGTAATGATTTAGTTAATGTCACTCAAACATTTATTGCGGTAAATGGTAATGAACAAACCGCAAATTTAAAAATTCTTTCAAACAAAGGTAATGAACAATCATATCAATTTAAATCAGGTGTTGAGTATTTACAAGTTGTTACGGGTGGTACAGTATCAAATTATGCGGATATTTTATGGAGTACAAGAGCTAATAGTATTTTACATAACTATATAATTAGATATCAACAAAAGATATTTTGGAGAAAAGGTTCATTAAGTAGTCTAAAAGAGGAAGAGTTTTATCCATTAACTAAAATGCCAGATTATCAACAATATGAAATTTTGTTTTTAGTTAGGGGTGTTGACCCATATACCCAAAGGCAAACGATAGAATATGATTTATCTAAATTATTTGGTAAAGTATATGGTGAAGTTAAAGTTCAAGGAAATTATTATTTAAATATACCAATACAAAAAAACAATGGAGGTTCTGAAACATCAGGGTATTTAAGTCCTCAAGGGCATAACATCCCTAATAATACTCAAAATTCTGGTTCTAAATTATTTTTTCCATCATATACTTTCACACCTGATAGTACTAACTTTAAAAGTTTCAAAAGTTTAGAATTAACTAGATATTCTCGTTTAGATAAAACAAGAGTTGGGTTTAAATCTTCACCTGGTGACCAAAAGAATGTCGGTAGCTATACATTCCCTGGTGGTGTTACCTCTAGTTCTGCAAACTTATATATTGGTCAGGGTAGAATAGAAGGTGTTGGATTATTAGGGTTAGATAAAAGAAAAAGAGACGGAGAGGCTAGATTTTTTAGTCCGAGTTATTGGGATGGTAATAATGGTATAATACTAAATGATAGTGGTCGTTTAGTATTTAGAAGTGATAGGTTACCAACATCCGACCAAATGGAATCACATTATGATTCGTATTTCCCATTACATCAAAATCAAAAGTTTGCTATGTATAAAATTAGTGATGTTGGTGCGGTTGCCTACACACCTAACATTCCGGTTGATACTAACAGTACAACAGGTTCTCAGGATTTTACAGGAGAAACTCCAAGTTTTGTTACTACGGTTATTGAATCTTTAAGTTGTACAGGTATGGTTAAGTTAGGTGCGTACGAAGGGTATGGCAGTAGCTTTACTGTAGACCAAAGCGAAAATCTTAATAATTTAGGTGAGCCACACGTAAAAGAGGGATGTTATAAATTAGTTAAAATACCGATTGTTAACCTACTTGATGGTACAGATATTAATTTATGGTTTGAATGGATGGCGAGATATAGAGTTATGTATGCGGCATGTAATGGTGTATTTGGGCAAATGTTCCAAAACAATTGGGTAAATGGAACTTTATATATGCCATCATTCAATAAAAGTACAGTATATAAGTTGACTAGTAATGATGTTAGTCACTACACGTATTGTGGTAATCCTGAAAATGTGTTTAGAAGAGGACGAGGACCAATTTATTTTAATACAGATTCTAATAATTTTTATTATAAATCAACAAAGTATGAAAATGGTGCGTTTCAGGGACAAGAAAAAACGGTTTTACCTATTGTGGGTGATTATGGTGGTGTTAATGATAGAAACTTATGGTTCCCAACTACTATTATGGATTTAGGTCCAAGAGACGAGTTTACTAAACAAATTTGTTTTGACCCTAATTTTCAAGGATATTTGGTAGATACCTTAAGGTCAACATCATATAGTGATACGAGTGATTTAACAAACATGTTTATTATATCTCGTTTGGCTAATACAAATTTTTGGGAAAGAGCTTTTGGTCTTGGAGAAGCTTCAATAAACGCAATGTTTAGTAGAAGTGGTGACCGAATTGATGGTGATATTGCACAATTGTGGAGTATAAATTCTGAATATGGGGTAATTCCATTCTTGGGTTCAAATTACGATGATAGTAAAATTTATGTTAGTCAGGATGGTGTATTTAAGACACCAATATTAGGGATATTTTTTGATAGTGATAGAGAAACAAGACAACTAATAACTCCTGGTAAAACACCATATACAACATTTGGTTATCCTAAAACACAGGAAGTACCTTTTTATAGGTGGCAATTAGAATCTACCGATACTATTTTTGGTTATGATGAAAATAATTGGTTAACAAGTAGACCAATACTGACAAGAAAATATCAGGACTTAGATTTTGATACTTCTCCATATTTCCATACTAGTAATGGTGAAAACTTAGGATATATATACAACAGGAACGGACAAGGAAATGTTTCGGCTAATTTCCCACAGAATCAAACACGATATTTTATGGTTGGTGCTCCATATCATTTTTATTTTGGTATTAGCAAAGGAAAATCGGCAATGAATAGATTTATTACAAAATATATTATATAATGGGAAATCAAAATGAAATAATATATATACCTGGTTCTAAAAGATTTAAAGGTAATTCTGATAAGGATGTATTAATTCAAGTCCCATTTGAATCGACCCAAAAGAATTATACACAAGGTGATAGAACTGTTTTATTAAATCTAGCACAAAGATTTGATGATGAAAGACAGTCGAGTAATACTGTAAGAGTCTCTGGTAAAATTTCTAACATTATAAATAATAGTGTTAGTGGTAAAACCACGTATACACCATTTCTTAATGATTTATATTATTTAAATCCTGAACAATCAGTTATAAATAATGTTTGGCAAGGATATCCACAATATAAGGAATTTACATTTATAAGAGAAGAAGGTATAAGTGGACACACAACATACATACCAAAAAGTGCTTCATCATATAATTGGAACATTTATATTTCATATCCATTTAGTAGTGACACCACACAAAAGATTAGATACTATAGTTCTAGATTTAATGTATCTGTAGGTGATACAATAATATCTGACGGCATACCATTTATAATTAGAAATAGATTCTTCAATGGTAAACCGTTAATAAGTTTCTATTGTGCCACTCAACATAATCTAAGTGTTGGTGAATATGTGAAATTAAGTTTTTCTGTTAATGGTAAAGATACATTTCCTGTTTTTTCTTTAGGTGATGAGTATTATGACTCAGAAGAGGTTGTATTTTCAATATATGATGTTGGATATGATAGTTTAGAATTTTTAGATAATAATACGGGAACATTTAAAAGAATTATTGATTTAAAAAATATTGAAGAAACAACATCAAAATATTATGTAAGACTTCATAAATTATTAACCGATGGTGATGAGGTTGATTTAGTAAAAGCTGGTTTTGAAAATACTGCTTTTATTAATAGGAGAAAATTAGAATATAGTGGGCTAACACCAAATAAAGTTGAAAGAATTTCAAATAAACAAGGAGGTCAGGCTTTTACATTTTCTTTTGATAAAGATATTAATATAACAGGATTAAAGGATAATAATTTAAAACCTGTTACTGATTTGTTTGTAACCATTATAAATAAAGGTTATATGGGTTGGTTTAATAAACCATATAACCCAAATACTGATACATCAGGAATTGATATTGGATGGGAGTTTAACTTTAATAGTGTAAATGTTGATGATTGGTGGAATCACTCATCGGTAGAGAATAAAGATAATATTCCTTTTGAAACTTACACCCTACAAGGTAATAATTTCTACTACAATCAATCTCTAAAGGCGGGACATGTAATTAAAGGTGATATATGTGAATGGAATTACTATGAACAAAAAGAAACGGTGTTATCTCCAATATATCATAAGTACAGTTTTAACTCGTCCGTTTTTCAAAATGACAGTACACCTGAATTCCCTTCAGGATATTCTTATAAACCACATTATCAAGTACCAATCAGGGCATTTTCTGATTATGTTGAGACAGGAAACAAAAACGAGGTGACAGGTATACCTGAGTATTCTTATTTTTCTCAGAGTGATAATTTATGGAGATGGAGAGATTTGTATCCGTATGGTTATGTTGACAATGATGGTATTGGTGTAGATAATCCATTTATCAATAATAGTCATTATCCTTTTAAGAGTATTATTTTCCTACAAACACCAATACTAAGAAATACGAGTGGTATTTATTACCAAGAAATAAACGACCCAATAATTGACGACTGTGAATAATCATTATAGAGTAACCATATCGCCAAACACCCAACAAATTAATATCCCAATCCAAATTGATTTTGATAATTTAGGTAAGGAACAAGGGTTTGTTGAGTTTGAAGATTATGCTTTAAATCAAGTTATTAATCCTGTCCAAGATTTTGAAGTTACAAGATTCCCACACTCTTTTTGGGACGATTCAACAACAGAAACTAGTATAAAATATAACTTTTATTTTTATTCTGGTAATACTGCAAATGTAGGTTCAACAACAAATTGTAATAATTGGGGTACTTCATACAAAAATTTAGGATTTACTTCAGAAGAAATATATTATTATGTTAATTCATTTAAAAATAGTTTCTTTAAGTTGGATTTTTATGATACAAAATCATCCGAGAGTCAAAAAAATTATTTTACAGTAATTATACCAACACAACAGGGAAAATTTGAAACATCATCGATAGGAAATTCTGTTAATCCACCTATAGTTAATATAAGAAAACCAGAGTACTCTTTAGATTATGTTGGAGATAAAGAGGGGTTTTATTTGTATTGGTTAAAAAATACCGATTATTTAGATTTGAATGAATTTTATATGAGTGCTAAATTTTTTGACGCAAAAAATGGAGACTTTATAAGATTAACTAATCAATGCCAAGGTACATTTACAAATAAGTTTACGTTTAATAAAGATGATAAATTCTACTATAAATGTATTTTAGATTATTCGACATACGAATATAAAATTTATTTTGAAGACCCTCAGGGTAACTTAAGTAGGGTTGGGACTACATCTAATCCCATAAATTGGTATCAATATGTTAACCCATGATAGAGAATGAAAACATATATATTAGAATTTCACCTGAAGTTTTAAGTACTGATATAGTATCTGAAACACTTAGTGGTAATACTTTTGGGGTCTATTCAGGAATGTCTGAAATCTTAAGTGGTGGTACTAATGGTGATAGTTTACTTACAGGATTGACTATACCTATTTTATTGACAGAAACTTTCAATGATTTAGGGTATTATTCACCATTTGATGGGCTTGCCTTACAATATAACGTTATTACTAACTTTTTATTCTCAGCTGAAACTGCAAACAAATATAATATAACACTTTATAATACATCGGATGAATTTTTTGGGGTAAACCAATTCTCAACATATCAAGTAGATTGGGGAGATAATAGTGCGGTGGATACTATGTCATTAAGTAGTATAACACACAACTATCAAAATATTAGTGGGTCGTATGATATTAAATTAACACAAACAAACCCTTTTGGTACTATTAATATTGTTAAACCAATTACGTTACCTCTAACAGGGGTCACTATTGATAATTTAAATGGTAATATAACATTTAGTTCTGATGGAGGTAATTGGTCAGGTACACCATCCAATTATAATTATATTTTTAGTGGGGATTCGTCAAATACCGTTGCAGACCAAGTAACATCACATTTTATTAGTGTACCTTATATTGTAAGTGGGTTTACTAAATCTATGTTAACTAATCTAAAAAATTACGGAAAAACTCCGTATGACCCTGCGGTGACAATATATAAGGAAAATGAAGAATATGGTAGAGTTTTAACCATAGACCCGACATATACATCCTATACGATAAACGGTATTACATATTATGATTATCCAAACGGAAGAACATTATTCATTTTTGAATCATCAGGATTTACGGAAAACGACTTAGTTGCGGTACCATTAACAAAAGAAGAAAATTTATTAGACGTTGCCATGCAACCGGAAATTCAATCACAAATATTTATTGAAAGAGGTAAGAATTCAGCGTTTGAAGGATTACAGAGACTTGGAGAAGTCGATAACATCGGAGACCTTGTCCGTTATGGGTATGGTTTCTACAAAATAAACGAACAATAAAATGGCGTTAGGAACATACGGAACAACAAGACCAGCAGACATGTCACCTGAAGATGTGGAGATTATTCTTAATTATACACCTTCAAGAGACGTAACAGAGAATTTTATTTTAAAGAAATTAGATGCCGCGAGTATTTTAAAACCATATTTTCACAATTCAGATACAGGTGGAAATGCGGGTGTAGAAATATTGGGTGGTTTGTACAATTTAAAACTACCATCATCTGAATTTAATCAACTAGGAATTTATACATTATACCTTAGACCCGCAGAGATTAGAACATCAATCACCGATTGTGGTGTTTTATCTTCTTTGCCGAATGTTAAAGGTATTATAATAGATTTAAATAATGTGCCACAGAGTTATCGAAATAGATTTGTAAATCAGGGTCTTGTTGGATTTAGAATAGAATATTTAAATTCAGATGGTACAAAAGTTCCTAACTTTTATAGAATTATTACATCATCATTCTTTTGTGAGCCTGTTGTTACTAATTTAGTTAACAGTTCACAAAAATCTATTAGATATAGATATGTGGATAGTGGTAGTGATTTATTATTTTGTACAGTTTCACCAACGAGTGCTCCTACAAACAAACCATC